TGGCAAGCGCGCGAGTTCCGCACACCGCCACGTAGTCAATACTAAGAAGTTTGGTAATTTCTTAATACGTGTTGATTGCGTCTTAGCTGACTCCCAAAGTTGGGAATCTACTCTTCATACTTTATATGAAGAACTTGCAGGATTGCAAGAATGCCAAGACTTATCTGTTTATGAAATAAAACAGATATTGGTGTTCATGTATAATTTTGCATGGTTGCTCAAGAAGTTTTATAATAAACTTTACCAAGCCCTTTTTCAAAAAGGACGTTGGATAAGTTTATTCAAATATTTCAAGGGAAAAGATGAGATCATGACAACAAAGATAATAAAATATTATTATTGTTGTTCAAGCTCTATTTCCGCTCGGAATGTTCTTCCTGAGAAACCAGAGGGTGCTGTATCTTGGTTTCCTATACCTCGTAACCTGGCAACTTGTTTAAAGACAAGATTGCAAAAGGGTAATAGAAAAGCTTTGACCTTTGCGATGAATCTAAATCATCTCCGAAAAGGATCAATTAGAGTTCCTGAGAGTTTCATTGATAAGACTAAAGAATCTTACTTAAAGTGTATAACCAGACCTTCTCAACAGAAGGTTCTTTCTGGTTTACCTGTGAAACTCGCTGTAACCTCTTTAAAAAGTGTAAGCTTTGACTCGTTTTTAAAGAGTGCAGTGTCATTTGTTTCAACTAGTGCTTGTGCTGAACCGCACGAACTTGGTCATATTGGTTACATCAATGATCATGCTCCAAAGATCGAGATCAAGATGGTTCTTGATCAGACATATTCTGGACCCTGTCCAATTCCATTTTTTGCATATGCTATGGTTCCTGATGTTATATCAGGTCGCGCAAGTTTTTTGCCCGAACCTCTAAAGGTACGTAGTATAACAACGCAAAATGCAATGGAATTTTCGGCTGGGAAACCTTTCCAGGAATGTCTTGCTAAACGTATGAAAGATCATCCAAATTTATTATTCGGAAGAATGGTAAAATCTGATGATATTCAAGCTTTAGTATTGAGAAGTAGGGACTATTGGGAGGCTAGGGGTTATTCAAGAAGTGAATTGGATAATCTCGAGTTTGTCAGTGGTGACTATGAATCTGCGACAGATAATATAAATCCCCAGACAAGCGAAATAATTGATTTATTTTGCTTCAGGCTCGGTTTATTGCCAGACTTCAATTTAGTTGAGGGACTGGATTATCCTGTTATTTGGAGTGTGATGGCAAAGATTTATTCTTTTATGAAAATAGAAGGACCTAATTGCACAAAAAACAATTGGGTTTCTTTGTCACATTGGATAATGTGCCTTATGAGAAAAACACCTGGTCGAAGGATCAAGGTGTCCAAGTATCGTCAGAATCTTTGGGCTAATAGAAGGGTGCAGATTGATAAGGATCGTACTGTAGTTCAGACCTATGGACAGATGATGGGAGACATAAAAAGTTTTCCTGTCCTTTGTTTGTTGAATCTGAGTTTATGGTATGATTCTTGTGAAAACAGATGTGTGATGTTAAAGTCATCATCTGGTCACTATAAATCTCAACCTCCTTGTTTAGTCAACGGAGATGATTTTCTGGCATATGCTCCTCGCTCTGTCATTAATACTTATATCAAGAAGACAAAAGAGTTTGATTTTACTTTATCTCTAGGTAAGACATATATAAATCCTCGACTTGCTGTAATCAACAGCCGTCCTTTCTATCTTAGAAAGAAAGATTTAAGTGTGTCTAACATAGAATTAAAGTTAGTCAATCTCTGTATGAATCAAGATATATCACTTCCTATGGTAGGAAATCTGGATCAGGTAACTGATCTAAGAAATCCAGAAGATGTTGGTGAGATGTTTGGGCTTTTTATGAAGTTCAATAAATCTCGTGTTAATGAAGAAACAAGGGATGGCCTTTTAGGTCTTTTTGTTTCACGTGAGTTGGGCGGTCTTGGTGCTACTCTCCGAGAGGGGATTAGAACCGAGGTCACTAGACAACAAATGATTATTGCTACAGATTGTAAGGAACGCCTTTCTATAGGGTTGCGACCTCGTTTCTCTGCTCAATATATTTGGAAGATCCTTAACAAACGCCTGAATACTAAAACAGGTCAGATTGGTACCCACGAGGGCACTGGTCTAGGTATTGTTAAGATCCATAATCAGAATACTACTGATCCAGAAATGGGTATATTGAAATCGTATAATTGTAGTCGTGCTACACGCGAACTTATACGTGACGATTGGATTGCTAAAATTTCGAGAACGAAGTTTACAGGAAGAGGTTACTTTTCTTGTAAAACGAAGACTCAAAAGTTTAGAAATATCATCCGTGAGAGAAAGTTTCATTTTAATGAGACAATTCATAAAGACATATTTACATATGTGCGCACTTATGAAGCCGGGGAAAGATACAAGTCCTTAGTTCTACATGATGATGGTTTTGCTACTCAAGATTCTCTTGACTCTGATAGGCATGGATTTGTAATCAGTCAAAAGAGGGTTTTGTTTCCTAGTGAAACCAACAGCAGGGGTATAGGTTTGATAACTATACAATCTTGTGATTAACCTGTTGTGAGTAGATCCGCGGTGGTTATATTAACCAAAATATGATCATGATGAAGTCATCAACTACATCAAAAACCGCGAAGAAGAAAAGAAATAATAATAGAA